ACAAACCATACATACGATGTCATTGGATCTTACATCCCTACTAAAGAAATGGGAGGAGGTAGCGGCCTCAAATACGCAGCGAGCACGATCATTTATCTCAGCCGTAAAAAAGAGAAGGATGGTAAAGAAGTCATTGGAAACATTGTCAAGGCAAAGACTCACAAATCACGTTTAAGTAAAGAAAACAAAGAAGTAAATATACGTCTTTACTATGATGAAAGAGGTCTTGACAGATACTATGGTCTCCTAGAATTAGGAGAGATAGGCGGTATATGGAAGAATGTTGCAGGTAGATATGAAATCAATGGTAAGAAAGTATATGGTAAACAGATACTTGCTAATCCAGAAGAATATTTTACACCAGAGGTAATGCAAGCATTGGATGAGATAGCACAGAAAGAATTTAGTTATGGTTCATGAAGAATATAAAGATATTAAAAACAGGAATAGACGTATCTAAAATAAAAAAACAATTAGAAAAATATCCAGAGGATTGGGGATCACAACAAAAACTTAAGAATGTAAAATTAAAAGATCCTCACGAATATATTACATCAGTTGACGTTCTTCAACTAGTGATGGGTGGTATCACAACACCTGGTGAGGAAGTTGGTAACACTGAGATATGCACAAAAACTCCTGCATATAAAAAACACTCCGAGGTAAGAAAGTTTTTAAATAAAAATTATCCTAATTATCGTCGTTGCGGTTTCCTTGCTTTACCTGTTGGTGAAATGGTAGGAGCACATATAGATGAAGGAACTTATTATCTCGATAAAGATAGATACCATTTATCCATACAAGGCCAATATCAGTATTTCGTAGGAAACGAACAAGTAGTTGTTGACGCTGGCACACTACTATGGTTTAATAATAAGATACCTCACGGTACTGTGAATCTTGGTGATGAAACTAGGATAACTTTTGTTTTTGATGTTCCTCATGGATAGCGTAGAGTTTTTAATTTTAAGAAATCTTCTTCACAATGAAGAGTATATTCGTAAAGTAATTCCTTTTATTAAGGCAGATTACTTTGAAGATATCACTCAGAAGATTGTATTTGAGGAAATATCTAGTTTTGTAGAACAATATAATAAATCTGCTACGAAAGAAATACTTTGTATAGAGGCAGAGAAAAGATCAGATATAAATGACTCATCATTCAAGGATGTAACTAATTTAATATCAAGTCTTGAGAATGAACCATCAGAGTTTGAATGGTTGATTAACACTACAGAAAAGTGGTGTCGTGATCGTGCTATATATTTGGCACTGATGGAATCAATCCAATTAGCAGATGGAAAGGATGACACTAAAGGAAGGGATGCTATTCCTACTATTTTGTCTGACGCTTTGGCTGTGTCTTTCGATAGTCATGTAGGGCACGATTATTTACTGGATTATGAAGAACGTTATGAATCTTACCATAGAAAAGAAGACAAGATACCCTTTGATTTGGAGTTCTTTGACAAGATCACAAAGGGTGGCATACCGAATAAAACGCTTAATATCGCTCTTGCTGGCACTGGTGTTGGTAAGTCTTTGTTTATGTGCCATTTTGCCAGTTCTGTTTTACTCCAAGGTAAGAACGTTCTTTACATCACGTTGGAGATGGCAGAAGAGAAGATTGCAGAGAGAATCGATGCAAACCTTTTAAATGTAAACATACAGGATATAGTAGATCTTCCCAAAGTAATGTTTGGAGACAAGGTGACAAGTCTTACTAAAAAGACTCAGGGATCATTAATCATCAAAGAATATCCAACTGCATCAGCACACAGTGGCCATTTCAAAGCATTACTGAATGAACTTGCATTGAAAAAATCTTTTAGACCTGATATAATATTCATAGATTATCTTAATATTTGTGCGTCATCCAGATACAGAACAAATAACAATGTCAACTCGTATTCATACATCAAAGCAATCGCAGAAGAGTTACGAGGTCTCGCGGTGGAAGCGAATCTCCCGATTGTATCCGCTACTCAAACCACTCGCTCTGGTTTCGCTAGTTCTGATGTTGATCTTACCGATACCTCTGAGTCATTTGGCCTTCCTGCAACTGCTGATCTTATGTTCGCTCTTATATCTACTGAAGAATTGGAAGACTTGAATCAAATTATGGTTAAGCAATTGAAGAATAGATATAACGATCCTACTATCAATAAAAGATTCGTAATTGGTATTGATCGTGCAAAGATGAGATTATATGATTGTGAACAGAAAGCACAGAATGATATTGTTGACAGCGGCCAAGATGAAGAGTATAATGAGAAAGAAAGTAAACTTAAAAAATCTTTTGCGGAGTTTAAATTTTAATGTCTGAATCACAAAGAGGTCGCATATCAGATCATATGTATCCTTTTTATAGAGTATTTGATGACAAAGGTGAGCAGTATTGTGATTGTAGTCATGAAGAATATGCAATCAGAACTGTAGAGTTACATGCTGAGTATCAGAATGAAACTTTTACTTATAGAAGAGTAGATGCTCCTAAACCGTTACCACCACATATTGTTGACGTAACTGCTCAGTATGAGGGTGAACTACCAGGCCAAAGAGGATTACCAAAAGTAAAAGAAAGGTTGCCATTTGAACCCGTATTAGAAGAGTTACCAGAAAGTTACAAAGAGAGTATTTAATTATGTCTTGTAAAATAAAAGAGTATGCAGATGAACTGCAAACAACTGCTAGAAATCTAGCAACAGCAGGAAAGGGTATTCTTGCAGTTGATGAATCCACAAACACCTGTGGTAAAAGACTTGCAGATATTGGATTAGAAAATACTGAAGAGAATCGTCAGGCATACAGAGGTATGTTATTTACTGCACCAGATTTAGGTAGATATATTAGTGGTGCAATTTTATTTGAGGAGACACTATATCAGAATCATGCAGATGGTGAAAGCATGGTTGAGAAACTAAACAAGCAAGGAATCATACCTGGTATTAAGGTTGATAAAGGATTGAAACCATTAGTTGGTGCATTACACCATGAGACATATTGTTCTGGTCTAGATGGATTGACAGAGAGAGCACAAGAGTATTATAAACAAGGTGCAAGATTTGCGAAGTGGAGAGCAGTATTACAGATCACAGAAGATGGCCCATCTGATTTTGCAATCAAAGAAAATGCATGGGGTCTTGCAAGATATGCTCGTGCAGTTCAAGAGGCAGGATTAGTTCCTATTGTAGAACCAGAAATATTAATGGATGGAGATCATCACATTGAGAAAACTGCTGCCGTTCAAGAACGTGTAATCAAAGAAGTATATGCAGCGTGTGCAACTGCAGGAGTTCTACTAGAGGGAACATTACTCAAACCATCCATGACTGTATGCGGTGCTGAGTGCCCAGATCAAGCTGATTATAAAAAGGTTGCAGGATACACGATCAGAACATTATTACGTTCAGTTCCTGCTGCTGTAGCTGGCATCAATTTCTTATCTGGTGGTCTAAGTGAAGAAGCAGCATCTGTATATCTAAACGAAATGAATGCTGCACCTGATCTACCTTGGAACGTATCATTCTCATATGGTCGTGCATTACAACACTCTGCTATCAGAGCATGGGGTGGAAATGATATAGAGGCAGGGCAGAAGTTTGTTCTTGCAAGAGCAAAGGCAAACTCTGAAGCATCTATTGGTTGTTATGTTGCTGACTCTCAACCATCATCAGATGAAAAACTATTTGTTGCGGGGTATTCTTACTAATGACAGTTGACACAGAAAAGTATCTTGACTTCGTTGCGGGGGTAACTAGCCCTGCAAGTAGTGACTATGCAGAACTTCTTAGAAGACTATCAGAACTAGAGGTAGAAGCAGATTGTGACATACCACATCTGCTCACTGCTGCACTTGGTCTTGCTGCTGAGTCTGGTGAGTTTACTGAAGTAGTGAAGAAGATCATACTACAAGGTAAACCATACAACGAAGATAATGTCTTTCATATGAAGAGAGAATTAGGAGATATCTGTTGGTATATTGCTCAAGCATGCATGGCACTTGACACTACATTTGATGAAATTATTGAAATGAATGTAGAAAAACTCAAAACAAGATATCCTGGTGGAGAGTTTGATGTGCATAAATCAGAGAATCGTAAAGTAGGAGATCTATAAATATTCCTTAGAATAAAGATTTGGAACACTTCAAATGGGCTTAATGAAAGAATTAGCAGAGTTGAATGCAATCTATCAAAAGATGTCTACACCAGACGTTGATGAGGCAATGATCGTTACTAATGCTGATAAGAAAGGAAATACTCCAGCATACCAAGGATATAAAGCAGGTAAGAAGGGTAAAGATGGTAAACCCATGTATAAGGCTGCTGATCATATGAAAGAAGAAGAAGTCATCGATGAGAAGATGAACGCAGGTCTTAGAGCATATCTTGACAAGAAGAAAGGCAAGAAGGGAAATGGTGATAAGGAAGAGAATGGTAATGGTAACGGCAACGGTAATGGAAATGGTAAAGGGTCTAAAGGATCTAAACCAGACTTTCTTGATCTAGATAAGGATGGCAACAAGACAGAACCAATGAAGAGTGCTGCTAAGTCTAAGAAAGAAGAGACAGAATATAACTATGTTAATCAGTATGTTGAAATGAATGCACCAAGAATGCAGAAAGGTGCAATGGCATATGACGGCCCCAATAAGGCAGCATCCGAAGCAAAGGATAGAGTCATGGCAAAGACAAAAGCAAAACGCACTGTCACCATAGACAAACCAGATAAGTTAGTCAGCATGAAAGTGATGACACCAAAAGAGAGTTTTGATAAGATGATTGAATCTGGTAAGTTCTCTGATCAAGAGTTAGCAAAGATAGCAGAAGTAACAGGAATTGTTGACGAACTAATATAAATAATCTCACATACTGAGATTACAATGGTTAACTTGCGTGAAAACATTTTAA